AACCTTGCCAGCGCCAGCCGTTGCGCCGCCGATGGTGAGTTGAATTTTCTTGGCAGCCACCGTGACTCTCGGCCCGCGAAACACATGATAGAAATTACCCGTCAGATTAGCCTTAGCCCCTGCCGCCGCCGATAAAATCTCAATAGGTGTACCGTCGTCAGTAGCAACAGATATCCCGGTAAACGTAGCCACGGCCGAAAGGTCATCAGGGACATGGACAATCACCGCGTCAATGAAAAGGTTCTCGGTTGTGGCAGTCATAACGTCGTAGGCCGCCGCCGCCTGGTTAAGACTAATCTGTTTGTAATTCACCGTCAGACCGTCTGCCATAATGTCCACAGGAAGCCAGGCATACCCGTTGTATCCAAATGAATACCCTGTGTTGGCCTCGTAAAACGTGGAGCCAATAGATGGACTTGTCGGTTTTGTGTCAGTGGATAAACCAATCCAACGCTGGATTGCGGTTTCTAATTTAACTGCCATGAGTTACCTCCTTATGCCGCTGTCACATAAGCGCCGGTCTCAAGCGGGATATACCAGATTGACCATTGAATTGATCCAGTTACGCTACTACCTGCACAATGTAATTCAATTTCACCTGGAGCAACTATAACCGAAGCGGCTTGACCAATCACATTTCCTGACATTCCTACCTGTAAACCATCACCAGGAGTTCCAGAGATAGAATAGAGCGTCCCTTCTTCATCATCGTCAATATCCGTCCCACCCCCACCAAGACAAAGTTCTGTCGCTGTTCCAGTATCAGGATCAGATTCCAAATGAGCAACATTCGCTACGTTCCCAATATCGGTTGTAACGACACCCAGAATGAGATTCATCAAAATCCGACCACCCTCCACATTGAACAATACATCCGAAGTACTTTGAGGAAGCGCAGCCGTTGCTCGGTCTACCCTAAGCCCTTGAATCATGCTTTCCATCATGTTCCTTGTTGATTGATTAAAATTAGGCATTATTATTTACCTCCTTATATGGGGCGATCCGGAGACCGCCCCAGGTTATTTAATTAAACAACGGCCATATTGGTCGTTTCTTTGTCGGCATAACGCGCACCGCTCAGGACTGCGATAGCGGAACCAACCGAAGCCGCGCCAGGATCAGCTATGCACATCCTGAACCCGATATCACCGGGCACCAGTTCTTCAGCGTCCAGTTCGATGACATACATTGCCGGGTCGCCTGTGGCTACCGGAATAAGCCCAGCCGCAGCGGTCGCCCATGTAAGATCACCATGAACGTCGCCGTTAGCCAAAATCTGCGAGGTCTCATACCGATAATACCGGAAAGGAATCTCCGTCGGCGTGGTCGGCGTGGTATCGTCACATGATTCAATGGTGACGACTCCGGCTACTCTCGGATCAACCCCGATACTGTAAATGATCGTGGCGTGATGCCAGTTCTCCATCAGGACAATGACCGGACTGTCAGCGCCGGCGAGATCGTCAATGTCTATCGGGTAATACAGGGTTACAATGGCCCCTTCTTCAGCTATGTTAAATCCTTTTGACATGGTAAAATCCTCCTGTTCTTTTAATTGCCGGGGGCTTATTAATCCCGGCGGTTATTTATTTTTAACGAGCAGCAAGTGCCACGAAATGCGACTGAGTGGCGCCTGATCCACCCTTGTAAGGTGTAAGAGCTGATGCTCTTACCGGCTGCCCATCTACTCTCATTATGAAACGGAATACCTGCTGATCACTTACAAACTCAACGTGTATTGACACATCCGCCTGTACTCCGCCTTTCTGTGCCAGGATATACCCGTTCATATCGGCCAGGATGATATCCCCCACGTCCCCAAGAGCCGAAGCCTGCTCGATCGGAATAACCGGACGGCCAAGAAGTGATCCGTAAGGCGCGGAACTCAAACCATTAGGAGGAGTAAATACCAACTGTCCGCCGGTGCCTACTGCGATGCTCATGGTATAGAGCTGCGGCATGCACATTTGATTGACGTACCAAGCGGCGTTGGGGAAGCTGGAAGCGAATATCCGGCTGGACATCTTGATTACATTTTCTGCAACGATGGTGTCCGCATCCTGCCCGGTTTCTTTGGCCTGGGTTACCAGACATCCGGCGTTCAAAATACCGAGAGGCTGCCCCGCGCCGGTTCCCCGGTAAATGGCATCGTCGATCAGAAAGGCAAACTCCGACGGAAACGCCGCACGGATAAAGCCTTCAAGAGCTGCTGCGTCTGACAATAATTCGTCGGTGGCGTAGCAAAGGCCCATGAGCTTATGCAGGCTCAATTCGATCTTACGGAATTTGGGCTTGCTCTTGGTCGCGTCTGATGCCTCGTCTACCCAATAACCCAGGATGCCGCCGAATCGGCTGGATACGCGCGAGGTTTCATCTACTCCGTTTATTTTGATCCCGTTTGCGTTGCCACTGATCGGCTGTTGTCTACACTTCGGAGCCAATACGCTGGCCGAGAGTGCGGATTGAAGCAGGTCATTGGTAAAATCCTGTTGGATGAGAAAACCGCCGTCTGTCGGTACAGATGATCCCAAACCTTCTGCCGCTGCATTGTAAAGCCTGGGATCAACGCTTCCGCCCCTTCTGCTTGCGTTGACAATAGCCGCCAACTGCTGACCGAAGGAACTGAAACGCTCCTTGTCTTCCCTGCTGTCTTTAGCGCCTTCAATGGATTTTGCCTTTTTCCGTGTTTCCTCTTCCGGGACTGTCAGGTTTTTATGGATTCTTTCCTGACGTTCCAAAGTTGACACGATCTTATTGGTGTCCTCTATCGCGTCAAGCAGTTCGTTCTTGAGAGCCAGCTCCGAATCACTCAGATCCCGACTCTCATTCTGTGCCTTTGCATCAATAGCCGTGCATTTCTCCATTAATGCAGACACGTCCTCTTTATACTGTGAGATTGTTTTCATTTTCTGCTCCTTTATAAATTGTGTTTGATTTGACTAAGTAAATATCCGCCTTCGCGAGAAGTGCTGCCGCTCTGTCATTCTGTGCCGGTGGTTCCACGTCCCGTAGTTCCGGTTCCGGTGCTTCATTGGTTTCAGTTGGTTCAACGTCCCGTTGTTCCTCCGTCCACCCTTCTGCGAGAATAGCTTTTGCCTGAGCTTGAGACAGACCCACGTCCCGTAAGGCCCGCTCAATATCCCGCTTGGTCAATGTTTCTTCGGATTCCCTTAAACTCTCAGGCACATTGGAATATATTGACAAATCATGCCTGTTCTGTGCCTTTTCGCCTTCATATATCCTGTCAACGAACCCCATTTTCAGGGATTCGTCGGCTGTGAGCCATGTTTCATCCTTCATCATTGCGAGGACTTCTTTCTTGTCGATCCCGGTTCTCTTGACAAAGTCGGTGGCTATGGACTCATCGACCTTATTCAATATCCCCCGTTCTTTTGCGATCGTTTCTGTAAGTTCGGAAAGGCTATCGTCGTTGTAGTAGCCGAGGATGTCAAAGAAACTGACGGCCTTGTGGATCATAAGAAAGCCGCCTTCGACGATCTCGATCTCATCGGCTGCCATTGAGATAAACGACGCGGCAGAGGCCGCCAATCCGTCTATGTGCGCTATGACCTTTGCCTTATGTTGTTTAATCGCCGTGTGTATTGCGCGGGCAGCGAATACATCCCCGCCGGGTGAGTCAATTCTCAGATGTATTGTCCCGACATCCAGTGCATTCAGCTCCTCAACAAATGGCTGTGCTTCAATGCCCCAGAAACTGATTTCATCATAAAGATAGATCGTTGCTTCCTCTTTGGTCTTGTTGTCTACCCAATCTTTGCGGTTAAGCATTCGTTTTGGTGCTGATCGCAGGACTATCATGTCTACCTCCTGTTATTATGGCTTTACCGTTGCCGTTGCCTTCCACTGGCTCAGGCTGGAAAGGTATTTGTTTTGGTTCTTTCGGCTCCTCAAGCGCCCGGCTCAGTGGGACCATGTTCATCGGGACAAAGTATTCATTTCCGCCTTCTATCGGGTCCATGTTCTCCTTCTCCCTGATCTCGTTGATATTGATCGCTCCGACATTCCAGAGAAGCCGGTAAAACTCGCCTCGTTCACGGGCCGAGCCGCGCAACAGGCCATCTACATTGTGGCGATAGAACAATCGGCGCTGCTCATTTTTGTTTAGAAGCTGTATGTTGTAGTTGGATTCCAGACGTATCAGCCACGGAAGGATTGAGTCTGTAACGAACGATATCTGTTCGGATTCGATATTTGAGAAGGATGATCTCGTCAGGTCCTTCAACTTGTGTGGGGGCAGATTGAACCATCGCGCTATTTCCGGGATCTGAAACTGCCGTGTTTGGAGAAATTGCGAATCTTCCGGCTGAATAGAGATGTTTTGCAACTTCATGCCCTCTTCGAGAAGCATCAGTCGATGTGCCTTGCCTAACCCGGAGTGAGCCTCTGTCAGTGAGCCTTTAAGATTTGCATGTGCTTCCGAAGATAGTTTGCCGGGATGTTCGACTACAACTCCCGGATGAGTTCCTTCTCCGAAATACTTAGATCCGAATGTTTCAAGAGCCATCGTAAGGCCGATACCCCGCCGGGCAAGGCTGATTACCGAATAACCCTGCATCCCGTCGAAGCCGGGGCCGGGGATGTGTAGCACTTTGTCGCGGGATAGCAATAAGTCTTCGCCCTTATCCATGCGAATCTCATATACAATCGCGTCATCCTTCCACTTGATCTTTACGCGGTTAGGAGTTATCGGCCATAAGGCAACAACATTGCCGTAGCCGTCTCTAACGATCTCCGCGTATCCGTTCCCCCATAAAAGGATGTGCCCCATCATCACTTCGCGCAATATCTGAGCCGTCATGTACTCGTTGGCCTGCCGATACAGCACCGCATGAGCGGAGAGGCTTTCCTGGATTGTGGTTGTGTTGCCTTTTTTGCTGAGGAGGTGAAGCGGAAGGGTTGAAACGGTCCCGGCAATAAGTGTCACGGCGTTGTATATCGGTGAGGATGTAAGTGCCGTGTACTCATCGACATGCTCGCCTGATAGTGACAGTGCTCCGCGCAAGGCCCATGAAGGCTCATCCCACGCCTTCGGATCATTAAGGCTAAGGTTTGTAAATCTCTTAATTCTGCCAAATATTCCCAATAAGACCACCTTTTCTGCAGAAAATGGTTAAAAAGATGCTTCTTTACTTGTAGGTGGATTCTAACACGGGATTCTTGAGGGAAATGTATTTGACACCCAGTGACACTCAGTGACACCTGAGAGCATAAGTATTTACTTGACAGGGTTTTTAAAAGGTGCTTCGGGAGGAATTAATTGACCGCTTTTGCAGTTTTTTGCAGGCGTTTTTTGAACCAGTCCTGTATAGCCTGTTCAGTCGTTGTTGGCTTGGAAGCAATATATTGAAGAGGGAACTTTTCTTCTTTCGTCAGACGCTTGATCGTGTTGCGTGAGAACCCGGTATGACGGGTTATTTCCTTCCAGCCAGTTATCATAATTTCTCCTTTATTCCAGCGGTTTTTTACAATCCATGCAAACCAATACAGGCTGTTGCGCTGTCAATTCCTGACCAGTTGGCGACATAAGCGCCGACACTTTATAGACCTGGACAACGGGAATGAAGTATTTACACCCGCAATCACACGCCTTTGGAATCGCGTCTTTAACATTAACCTGTATCTGTTCACCCGGCCTCATTTGCTTCATTTTAAATCCTTTTACTTCTCCCATGATTTACTCCTTTCATAATGCTATTCGTTTTAGTATGTCCTCTTTGGTCATCTTGTCGTAAACTGATTTTGCTTCGACATGCGCCAGGGACCGCCCCCACGCCATAAATGCCGCAACGGCCCCGTCGATCTTCTCTGTTGACTTGGATTTGTCCGGCTGGATGCTTCCGTCGGCTCTCGGAAACACAACCAGGTTGTCAAAGTTCCATCTCAAGACTGGGTTTCCGTCATGGATCACCCGCCCAGATATGACCTCTTTCAACAGCGAATTCATCGGCTCGTTAAAATACTTGGCCCGTTGTGGCATTTCTACCATCGTGATGTCATGGTCGTTCAATAGTTCATTGGCAAGGTGGTCCGCAAACTTCTTGTCATAAGCGATTTCAAGCAAGTCATAATCTTCAGCAGCCTGAAGGATGTCGCGCTTGATCCATTGCAGGTCGATAGTCTCCCCCGGTGTCGCCGTAAGCCCCCCCTGATCCCGCCATACTTCGTAATGCACCTTGTCTGTCCGGGATCTCCTGATGATATTCTCTTCCGGGCAGTAGAACTTAGGCAGGATGACCGGCGGCTCATCATCGCCC